TTTCCGCCTCAAAAACAGCCGCTTTAACCAATTTAGCATTTTTTCACCTCCAAAAAACCGATTAGGCCGACGCCGGCCATGATACACAAAAACAAGACGCCCAGGGCCGCCTTATAGCCGATATCATTAACCGAATGAATCAGCCAAAAACTAAAGGCCGCCCAGGCGCCGCCGGTCCCTAATACTACGAGTTTCTTCATATATCCAACCTCAGCCCCTATGAGGGCTTATTAGGATATAAACCTCTCGGTTAAACTGTACAACAAAGATACTGATATACACAAATACACATATCCGTAAAAAATCCTGGGATTGACGCCCAGGCCCGGAGACCATTAAAGCGCCGGGACGCGAGCCCTGGACGTCCCTTAAAATGTACTCGGTAACCGCTTAAATTTTTTACTAAACAACTGTTGAGAAAAGGCGCCATATCTGAAACAGCAAGAAACCCGAATAATGGGAAAAACTCCCAGGCAGCCAGATACAACTGTTCAACAATAAGCGGTTAAACTGTACAACAACTCGAGGAAGTATCACGCTCACCGCCGCCGACTGACTAACACCAACAACAAAAACCCTCACTTGCCTCACGGCTAAGAGTGCGGCTGTTAGAGTTAGGGACAGTTGCCGTTAACGAGTCCCTTTAGGCACTTCCTATGTGTTACTTGTGAATAGGGTTCTGCTGGGTAAGCATTGATTCGAGGGAATTGGCGGCGGCGCGCGCGCGGACGTACACTCATGGCGAGCGAGCGCCTGCTATTAGCCAGCGAGCGAGCTTAGGGCTCGGCCACAGTCAGCGACGCAGCCAGCGAGTCGCGAATCAAGTGATAGTGTAGCTCTGTTGTACAGCGCGCGCTAACTGTAGAACATGACGATAGGAGACTATAGCCCCCTTTTATAAAGACCGTGTCCCAGGGACACGTAGTTTATCTCGTCTCGCACGATACAAGTGTACGATAAAAGTCTTACTCTGTTGTACTCTGGCCGGGCGATATCTCTCTCAATTTTTCGGCTAGGAAATAGAGTTGTGGAATAGAACGCACCGGATTAACGACGACTATCCCTTTGCGTCTCAACCTGCGAACGATACGCCGAAAGGCGTCATATTTGAGCTCGAGAAAGTCTCTATAGGTAAATTCACCGCTTAAACGCCGGGCCTTATTCTCGACGTAGGCCTCAAAAAGACTACTAGTAATATGGCGCTGAAACTGAGGTTTTACACAACTCAGAGTATACGGCTGGCGCCTGGGTTTCTGGACCATGTAGAAAAACTCGTTATGCTGCTCAATGTGGATAACTTTGTCGACGCCGACTCTAAGCAGGACCGCCTCTTTTAGACCGGCCCGGGCCTGGCTGTACGCCTGGCAAAAGGCTATAGTCACTCGACAAACGTCGAGACCGTCGTCCTTAACCTCTGCGACAAATTGGTCCCAGGCCTGCTTATGCTGCAGGTCCGGCGCCTTAAAAGAGCAGGTATAGCGTTTTTTGTCTTGCTTTGTTTCTTGCATGATAAACCCTCGTCGAAAAGGGTATAGTTTCTAGCGAATTCTATTTAAAAATTGGGCGGTAAAAAAAATTAGAGTGTTAGCTAGGAAAATTTTATTTGGGCTATTCCGGCGGCGGCGGCGTTTGCTCGAGCGTCCTCTGGCCGGACTTTTTAATCGATATTGTAAAAGGCTGGCCTAGCGGATACTTGTTGAAAAGCGCCCGGTCCTCGCTCTTAACGCTTAACCGGACCTTATGAATAGCCGCCTGGTCCTCGAAAATAACTTTGTACACCGGCTCTTCAGATGCTTCCTCAGTTTTCGCGTGGTTTTTGACGTACATATCAATTTCCATTTTTAGGATTTCACCTCCTTTAAAGTTCCATCGGAAATTAAGGGGTGTGTGTTCCTATGTACATCTGAGGCCCAGCCGACCGTCGACTTAGCGAGCAGCCGCCAATCTCGAGCGCAGAGGCCGATTTTCTTTTTGTGGACCACAATAAAAACGACCGGGTTATTTTGACAGTCGACGCAGGCCAGGTATTGACGTATCCGGGCCCTGTTCATCTTCCGACTTATGTCTTGATTCTTGCGATATTTCCGTCGGTTAGGTTTCCAGAGGCTTATATACTTCTCGAGGTCCTCGAGACTTTCCGGCGGTTTCATGGTCTTTTTACGCTTTTTCCTTTTCAATCTGCAAAACCTCTATACAGCAAAATGTCAAGAGAGGCGACTTAAGACTTACTAATATTGACAGCGTTATGTCTAAGTCGCCCATGCAACGGAACCGTGACATTTCTACACGCTGGACCCCTACACCTTTTGCTACAGAATAGGCACTTGTGTCCATAGACCCTCACTTTTCCCATGCTTATTTTTTCGGTAGATATCGCTTAAGCAGGGCCTCGATTATGTCGGCCTTTCGGTGTTTTAGATAGAGATGCCCGAATACGCCGCCCTGGCCGCCTCTGTAACTGCAGCCGTCTATAGGACATTTGACTGTTATTTTGGCCTTTTCGTTTTCCACTTTAATTCACCTCTCTCTAGTTTAGAATCTCGTCGAGTAAGAAACAGAGCAGGGTAACTAGGTCTATTATTAACGCGAAAAACAGCCGCGCCGGCAAAAGCAGCCGCCAGAGAGTCTTATGTCGCTTTGGGAATTCTCCAATAGCCTTTTTTACCCTCAGATATCCACTCTCCTTTTAATGGTCCTACGACGTCGTGAATTTTCTTAAAGTTTTCTCCGCCCAGGTATTCTTTAGGCCGGACGATAACGGCGTCCTCGTCCTCTGAGATATCGATTTTCTCGAGTAGCTTTGACTCTATTTTTGAATTCAAAAGCCCGGCAATACTACGAGCAGGCATAGGCGTCTCGGCGACCGGTTTATCCTGGCCCTGGGCGACTAAGTATTTTACGATTTCAGCGTTCATAGCAGCCTGGCCGCTTACTCTGAGGCGGTCGACCATAAGCAGAAAAGTGACGTCTCGCTCGAGTTTAGCGAGCCTTTCCTCGACACTCATATTTCATGCGCCCAAATACAGCCGGCACATTTTCGGCGCCCGGTCCGCCGGTGTCCTCTCGGGTCTCTAGGGCAATAAGTCGCACCGCAACCAATAGCCATTTTCTACGCCTCGGTTTTCAGTTTTATGAGCTCGTCCAGGGCGGCATCGACCGCTGTTTTTACGTCCATATTGTCGGGCCAGCCGCAGGTCTCGACGACTCTTCGAACCTTACGAAGAGAAACCCGGACATGGACCCGACTATCTTCCTCGCCCTCGAGAGGGCCTCTTAATTTTCCATTCGCCATTTACAACACCTCATAGACCCTTTAAGGGCGCATTAGGATATAAAACTTCGTGCGGTGTCTCGAGATTACCGAGACCATTAAGGACTATAGTCTTTTACTAGTGGGTCCAGGTCCAACTCGACGCCCGAGCTCTTAAGCGTCGCAAAATCCCGGGTTTGATAATCCGGGTTTACGGCCTTAAGCAGGGCGTTCAGTTGGTCGACCGGGCCCTGCGAGACGCTCGAGGTTAAATCGTCGGCGAGTGTTAGAATGGTCCTGGCGCCAGGCGCTAAAATCCAATTATGTTGAGCCTCGAGAATTCGCATAGTTAGATAATTCTCGCCGCTGTCAACCGGCCAATTGCTATTTCGAGGATTCCGGACCTTAATAAGCTGGCCAGGCATTATGTCGGGGTCTAGTGGAATCTGTATTTTTCCACTAAAGAGCTCATGGCGAGATTTTAGTAACTCAAATTTGGCCGCTATGCCCAGGGCGTTATTATCGTTTGCAGCGTCCAGGCTGTCGGTCTCGCTGAGGCTGTCGCGTATAAATCTCATTTTCACCGGCGAGAGGCTGCTGTCCCAGGCGACCCGGATAACATTTCCAATAATGCGCAGGTCGTCGACTCTAAGGTCGGCGTCCTGGCCGCCGGCGTTTTCCCAGGCAAACCCGAGATATTGGATATCGGCCCAGGTTAGGGTTCCGCCTTTTATCCAGCCGTCGGCGGCATAATTTGGGTGTCCGATTTCGACGTCCAGGTCCAGCCATTTACTCTCATCGATGGGAAGCTCTTTTCTAAAGTAGTTGTCCCAATCCTTGAATAAGCAAAGATGCGGACCGTCCGCTATGCCGGCGCCTCGCCAAATTTTACCGACGACTTTCGGCGGCCCTTTTAAAGACCATAACTTCGAGACGTCGACACCGAGCGCCTCTTTTAATCTAAAGAAATTCCAGCCTGGCGTATCGACGGTATTGTGCATTTTAATAGAGTCGTCACCGACGATAAAAACGGTCGAGTCGTCGGTTACGGTGCTAGGCGGCACACCGACGATTTTTGGTTCCCATAGAGAGGCGGCGCCATTGGTCCAGATTTCTAAGGGCGGCCTTCGGAATTTGCCGCAAACTGTGATATGAGAGGCCTCGCGTTCGCGTTTGTTAAACGCTAAAACTATCATGTCCTCGCCGACGATTACCGGGTCCTCGCTCGCCCAGGTCGGCCATTTAGTCTCTATGGTATAGTCGGCGCTGGCGCCTTTTACGTTATGGTCTCCGACCGGCGCCAGGCATAGCTCGCCGGCCGGTGTTACAATCCAATGCAGGCCCGGGTCGTCCGGGAATCGCATAGCGCCGGCCAGGTTAATTAGGTCCCTAAGCAGGTCGAAAGCGTTTTCGTAGACAGCCGGCAAATATGGGATTTCGAGGTCGTCCAGGTAACCAAAAATATAATTTGTGTCGAGAGTGTATCCACTCGAGGCGCCGCCCAGGACCTTATGTACAAAATCCGGGATAACGCCGCCGGTCCCGGTTAAAATTTGCCTGGGCGTCAAAAGAGCGTTATACTCGCCCTGGACGCCGTAGGTCCGGGCGACTCTCATGTTTTTAAGAGCGCGTCCTTTTCCGTAGGCCTGGACCGCGCAGAGCTCACCGCCCATGTCTAATTGAGGCGCCAGCCCGGCGGTGCTACCTGCAAACACCGTTTTCCAGGCGCCGGTTCCGTATCTATGGTTAACCGTGATAACGGACCCTGGCGAGATATTGGCCAAAAAGGTTTTTCCCTGCAGGTCATTAGCCAAAAGTAGGGCGTCCCATACGCCGCTTTCTCGCTGAGTAACTAGAGAGCTTATGATATCAGCCTCGATTTGCGACTCTCCGACAAATATCTGGCGTTGAGGGTCCGAGCTCATCTAGACACCACCAAATCTATAGCGCTAACCGTCGCTGCACCAATAGCGGCGGCCGCCCTTATTATGGCGATAGGGTTACCGGTTGAGGCCTCGGCTAGGGCGAGCATACGATAGGCCGCCTCGAGTTGATAAACGAGCCTAATAGTCTGGCCAATAAAGACGCCCTGGGCCTGCATATCCTCGGGTAAACCCATTTTTTGAGCCAGGCGCCGGGCCGAGTTTAAAGCAGCTAAATATTCGCTGAGTTGCCCGGACGCGACGCCGATATCGACTTTAAGGCCTAAGATTAGGCTGTTACTCCGCGAGGCCATGATTTATTAACTCCCAATATTCCCTATAAAGGTCACTCATAAGGCGGTCGAATTCTGAAAAATGGATATCCAGGACCGTAAGAACAAAAGACCGGGCGGCCATTTTTGAGGTCCCGAATTCAACAAACCGGGCGTATGTCGTCCGGACCTCGATTATTATTCCGTCGACGGTTACCTCTCCGTAGATTTGACTTTTCATAAAGCCGGTATCTTCGGGACATATCGATTCTATCTCCGAGAGAATAGTCGCCAGGAGAGGCGCCAGGGCCTCGGGCGTTCTCGCCTCGAGGAATTCCTCAATTGTCGGCCCGACGTCTTGAGCATATTTCGACCAGGCCATTTTTCGCTTACTCCAAATCGTAAACTTTGGCCGAAAACTTAAGGGTCCACGTGCGCTCTTGCTGCTCGTCCGTCCAGCGCTCGGTCGGCTCTACAGCATGGATTCGCACGTTGTAAAACTTAAAAGATTTAGTCGTCTCGCCCTGGTCGGCTGCTCGGATTTTAAACTCGGTACCGTCCTCGCTAAAAACTACGCCCAGGTAACCGGAGAGAGCCGATAAAAGCGCGCTCAAATCGTAGCTTTCAAAAGAGCCCTCGAGCATAGGCGGCCTTAAATTCTGAAATACATTTTCGGTGCCGCCGGGTATTTCCAGGACGACCCAGGGGTCCGCAGATTTCCAGGCCGCCGATTTTATCGTCGTTAAGGTCGTGGCGCCCAGCAAAACATTAACGACTCGAGTTAGAATAACCGGCGAGCCGGTTACCTCGTAATAGACGAGGCGTATGTTCTGGACGCTCTTAAATTCGATAGGCCGGTGCCTGGCCTTAACATCATGGCCTCGAATAACGGTGTCGCTGTCGTCCCAATCGCCCAGGACGACGTCGCTAATTTTCTGCGTCGTCGGCGTCGTAATAGTTACCGAATGCTTGTTTGCGGCCAAAAGAGACACAAAACGAGTTTTAAGGCCTCTGAATAAGCGCCTGGCGGCCTCTATGCTGTCCGGGTTGTAGTTTTTCGGTCTAATAAACGCCGTCACTTTAACCGGTTGCTCTTTTCGCAATAGGCCGCCGATAACCGGAAAACTTTGTGCTTTCCCGGTCTCGAGTAAAAGCTGAGGCGCTACGGCGTTTGTGTCGACCTCGTCCAGGCGGATAACAAAAAGTGTGTTATGCCAGGTGTGCGAGCAGCCGTTATAATAGTCTTGAATTGCCGGCTCATGGTCTCCCCAATTAGTCTCGAGCCAGGCCTTAAGCCCGGTGATAGCGTCGAAAATATTAGGTGCCGGCATAGTGTTTAGCCCTCATTTTTTCTATGGTCCCGATTTTATAGCCGAAATTGCGAGCTCGGGCCCACATATGGACGCACTCGCAGCAAACCCGGTTTTCTTTCCAATTATAGAGGCCCTGCAGGATTTGAGTTTTCCAGAGGCTAGTTCCAAAGGCTAAATGTCCCTGCAGGACCTCGTAATCTAAAGCTACGCAGGCCAGGCGGTCGTCGGCCTCGAGCATGGCCAGGGCCTCGCTTATGTACTCGGGCGGTAAAACGGTATCGGCGTCCAGGCATAGAGTAAAAGGGTCCTGGACGAGGCTAATCGCTGTTTTCCTCGCGTCCGAAAGGCACATTTCACTCTGGCGGTATACCACATTCGGCAACTCTTTTAACTCCCGGCCGCCTCGGCGGTCGATTACTATAGTCGTATGCTGGCGTATGAGGTCCAGATGTAACTCGGCCAGCGCTGGGTTCTCTTCGTAAATTGGCAATACGACGGTTAAATTAGGCCTCTTCCGGCTCGGTTGCGACGGTCGGGTCTTTTGGTGTAACAAATATGACGGTCCCCCTAAAATAGGCGCTCTTAATGTAGGCCTGCACTTTTGCTTTACCCTCTGCAAACCAGGACGGCCCGGTTTCCAGGTCCGCCGGCATATGTCGACGCTTAAAGAAATAGGCCGCTAAATCGGCCGAGGCCTGCTCTATCAACGTCGGGACCGGGTCGAGAGGTAAATCTTCGCTCGGGTCCGAGACGTAGGGCGTAAGCAAAGCGTCGATAAAGGCGTCGGCCTCCGGGATAGACTCTTCGGTTATTTGAGTGTCATATGTCTCGTCGCTCGTTTCTATGAGCAGGCGCCTTTTGACGTCGGCAACTACGCAGTAAGCCATGTTAGACCACTCCGAGGAATTTTAAGGCCATAGCAAAAACGGTTGCGAAAGTCCCGGCTGAAAAGAGAACCTGGACGTAATAGCCTCGCTTAAGCCAGCGATTATCGGCCTCTAAGGTTACGATTCTGTCGAGCATTTCACAGTCAACTTTCTTTTTCTTTTTTGTCATGTCTTATCTCTCACGATTTCCATAAGAATTTTTCGTAAGGTGCTAGTGCTCTTGATTCTATTAATGGGCGCCGTTTTATTAAAAGGCGCAGAAAGCGAGGCCTGGACCGGCCAGAACCCTTTAAAATCAGCGGCCAGAGAGCCCTCGACGTCCAGCGAGGCCTTACTACGTACACTTAAGGCGCCCAGGACCGGGACCTCAACTTTAAACCGGGTCCGGCGTATCCGAGGTTTGCGACCGCCTTTTTTAACCGGGATTAATTCAAAAACAGGCTCGAGAGTATGGTCCTCGTCAAAAATAAACGGATAAGGATTTTCCGCGCCGGCGGCCTCACCGTCTAATAGCCAATTTTTGAGAAAATAGCCCAGGTTAGGAATAGCCAGAACCTCGAGCTCGGTTTCTTCTTCTTTAGTGTAGACGCCGGCGGCCGGGTTAGTCGTCCCATTCTCGCCCTCGAGAATAGTCAAATCGACGGCCGGAATTCCATAAACATAAAAAGGAACGTCGCGCGCGCTGATAGCTTGCCAGGCGCCGCTATTACACCAAATCATATTTCCCGGATGCGTCGGCGAGCTAGAATCCTCGCCTATGCGTATGTTATAACCGGCCCCGATAGGCGCCAAAAAAGCAATCATCATAATACAGAGAGGCGTATCCTGGGCCAAAAGAATACGCTCGGCGCCGGAAAACTTGTACTCTAACAGGGCGGCGCTCTCCGGTATATCCTCGCCCGGGACCAAATCGCTCGCAGCTAAAGGCGGCGAGGTCGGCGGAGTCGCCGGGACCGACGACGTCCCAAAAGTGCCCGAATGAGCGTATAGATGCGCTTTTACACCGCCAGGCGGTGCATAAGGGCGGTATTGCCAAAACTTCGCAGAATCCAAAAAATAGCGGCCGGTTGCAGGCGTTTTAAAAGATTGGCCCTGGGCTGAAACACCGCCGCCATTAGGAAAAATTACGACAATATCGCGCATGAAATTAGCGTTTATTTCTGAATAAGAGTTTAAGAGGACTTTTCCCAATTAACCACGCCCAGGCCGGTATATTTCGACGCCCTTAACAATAAGCGAAGTTTTTAAGGGTTGTCTCAGCGTTAAGGTCGGCGTCCAGGTTACATTTACCGGCGCCGATTCACCGGGCTTAAGCGTAGTTGGACCCTGGACCTCGCAGGATTCAGCCGAAAATTTAAGGTCGACAAGCTCGGCCCTGGGTAAATCGTTTTTGACGTACACCGTCACCTTTTGAGATTTGCCGGCTGGGACGATTCCCAGGTCGACCGATTCTATAGGGTCCTGCAGGCCTGGGTCTTTAAAAAACTTCATTAAGCCGGCTCACCTGCAGCCGCTTTAATTTTCTTGATTTCCTCGAGCGTATAGTCGGCCAGAATAAACTCGACTAGCCGAACGCGCATAGACTCGGCTCGGGCCTTTTCCTCGCCGCCGGGTTCGGGTCCCGGGACCGGCGCCGGCGCTGCAGGCTCGGGTTTCTCGTCCGGGACGTCGTCGTCCGGGATTTCCCATTTCATATACTTGCGAAGTATGGCCTGGGCCGTCGACCGTTTAATAATGCGCTTGTCGACCGCAGCGAAAACGTCGGCCGTTACATACTCGATGTCTTGACTTCCGAAATGCAGCCTGGGATTTGCAGCCTCGCCGTCGAAACCGAGTTTATCCAGGACTTTCCGCCATACGCCCTCGAGCATACGTTTAATGATACGTCGGGCCGCTGCGATTTTCATTTCGTAGAGCTCTCTCGCAGCCTCAGCCGTCGCTTTAGTGAATCCCTGCTCGAGGCCTAACTTAAGGCTCGGATTTGCCAGGGCCATTAAAAACTCGAAGTGGACCTGCTCAATCCACTTATCATAAGATTGCGTCCTCTGAGGGACCGCCAGGCGTATATCGCCTTTCTTATTGCTTACGATACGGACGCCGGTGCTTCCCATCTCTTCGATATCTTCGCTGATTTCGGTAAGTTTCTCGTCGCTCATATCCTCGAAATACCAAAGCTCATTTCCAAAACTGAATTTGACAAAACCCTCTTTCATGCTGGCCCGAACGGCCTTTCGGATTTCATAAAGACTCGGGACCTTTAAGTCGCCGATTGCGTCCGGGACCTTAATAAGACCCTGGATAATACCGCCGGTGCCTAGTGCGCCTTTCCCGATTTTTTCCATAGCGCCATGCACAAACTCGCCAAATTTCAATGTTTTAGAGCCGAAAACCGCCGTCGTCTCTAGGTTGTACTGTTCCCGGAGAGGGACGCCTTTTTTATGAATTTTGGCCTTTTCAATGCTCTCTATCGGAACATTTACGAAACCGCCTGTCGTAATATTCCAGAAAGTATTTCCAAAAGCGATAATTTCAATGGCCATTTGCAGGACCTTAGTATCGATATCATTGTCTCGATTCCAGACGTCTATAGCCTCTTTTGCGGTCCAGCGGCCCTTTCCGTCCGGCGTCGGCAAATCAGTTTTATACTCTTTGTCTATGGTTGTAAAAATGCCGGTGCTAATTATCTCTTGGGCGCTCTGGCGTATGCTCTCGCCGACGACCGGGTCCTCTCTGTAGACCTTAACCTGGCTAGCGAATGAGTCGTCCATTCGGACGCCGTAAGCCTGCTCGACTACATGAAAAATCGCGGTGCCTTCACTAATAGGTTTTGGCTCTTTTGGCGTCCCGAAAAGGGCCTCGCTGAGACCCCGGGCGAGTGCGTCAATCCGGCGGCCCATGTCTACGGACTCCTACGCGCGCTCGTCGCGTATCAATTTCTTAAGGTCGGTTACTAGGCGTCTTAACCCAAAATTACCCTGGCGGATAATGAAGTTTTGCGGAATAACAGCCTCAACTCTCGAGAGCAGGTCCATTTTATACTTTTGGACCTCGTCGTCTATGGCCTCAGCCCTCGACGTCTCTAATTCCGTTATTCTGGCCGTTTGCCGGGTTATGGATTCCTCGAGCTCTTTGATTTTCTTGTCTTTTTCAGCGCCAGCCTCGCTTTTGTGTTTCGAAAACCAATCTTTAGCCTTTTCCATCGTCCAGCCTTTTTCTTTGCTGAATAAGTAACTCTGGACCTCGGTGTCGGTTTTGCACTTTCCGTTTTCAAATTGGCCAGAGGGACAGCCGATAACCGCCTGGATTCCGGCGTCGGCGTCGATGTCAATGGTCCGAAAACTGTCTTGGTCGTATTTTGACTTGTCACCGTGTCCGCTGCGGATATGTTCTTCGGTATCTTCCCAGGCCTCAGCGCGCTCGTCGCTGGGTAATGTACAGGTCCCCTCTTCCTCGTTCCAGGTTCCGCCCTGGGCCTCGCACTCTTCTTTAGTCGTCGGCGCTGATTTCTCGCCTCTCAGTTTATTGAGCTCATTCTCGAGCTCTTTAATTTTCTCGCCTACGTCCTGGACCGGCGCGACGGCGGCCTCCATAAGGCCCTCTTTACTTTCAGCTAGAAACACCTGGGCCCCTGGGTCTCCCGGCGGTTTAGTCTCGAGCAGCGAGAGCTCTCGGAACCATAGACCTAAAAAGGCGGTTCCGCCGTCCTCTGCTCTCTCGTCGGACCAACCGTATTTTACGCTCGCCTTTTGGATTAAGCCGGCCCGGACCTTTTGACAATAGGCCTCGGGCGCCAGGGCCAGGCTCTCAACCTGCATAGTTAGAGGGTTCCACTCAGAACGGAAAATAAGGCTGTCCGGAATAGCCTGCAAGTGGTCGACGTACAGCGATTTCCCGATTAAGGACCTGGCTGCGAGCTCGAGCTCTTTAACCGGGAAAATGCGTTTTCGGTATTCGGGTTTGACGTCCTCGGGGTGAAATGTCGTCGCCGGTGTTTTGGCCACGATTTTTAAAACTTGATTTTTCGGAACATTAGGCGGTAAGACCGCCCATTCAAAACTCTCTTGTCGACTATTTTGGCTGCTCATAGGTGCCGCCCAGGGCCTCTTTAACTGCAAAACAGACCGCGCCAATAGCGCCGCAAACGGCGACTATCGGGATTTTATACTCGTCTGGAATTGGCTGAACAGCGATAGAGGCGGAAAGCGCCAGGGCACCGGCGCCGACGGCAACAAAAACAGCCTGCATTTTATTATTCAATCCCATTTTGTCGGTCTCCCTTTTGATAAGTCTTATTAATCAAGTCTCAATATAAGGTTTCTCTAGCCGGAAAACGGCTAAAATCCGCCTGCGACCTGCTGGCGGTAACAAATCATTAAAGGAGACTTGAAACATGGACCCTAACCAAATAATTACGCGCCCAAAGCTCTTTATGAGCGAGTTCGAAAAGAAAGCGCTCGCAGAGTCTCTTAACGCTAACCCGAAATTCATAAACAACCGCTATGTTAAGGCCTACATTGAAAAATGCAGAGCAGAGGCTAAACTACTCGGTAACGTCACCGACGACGGCACTAGCAGCGTCGACCCGACCCTCGACTTTATTTCTCAAATCATCATGGGCCTCGAGAAGTACAAGACGACCGAATTCGCTAGGCTTTTCACTAGTGACAAAGCTACGATGAAAATTCCGCTAGGCGTCTACGGAACGGCCTCAGTCAAAACTAGCGATGAATTCACCAACAGCCCGAAAACACAAACCGAGCTCGACGTCGCGTTCGACGAGGAACAAGGAACCGAGGTTACATGGACCCGAGCCCACATAGAAGATGCGCCCTGGGACGTCATGGCCGAACAGAACGAAGGCGCCGGATACGCGATACAGGTCAAACTCTGCAATATGCTAGTAACCGCCCTAGCTGCTATACCCTCGCCCGACCTGGCCGGCGGAGAGGAATACGACATAGCGGACCCATTGACATACGACCTATTCAGAAATATGCTTAAAACCGTCGACGTCGCCGGATACGGCCCAGCCGACTATTTCCTAGCGCCCGTTGCTAAATATTGGGACCTGCTCGCAGAGGACGAGTTCATTAATTCGCTGTACGCCGGGACCGACGAGGTCATGCGGACCGGCATCGCCAAAACCATGCTAGGCGTCACAGTCATAAAAATCTCAGATGTTGCAGCCGAACAATGCTTCGCGCTGAACAGCCGAAAAGCTATAGCCCTATGCCAGCGCCGAGGCCTAACCGTCGAGCCCTTCGAATACCCCGACATCAACGAGTACGGATTCGTAGCAAGTGTAAGAGCAAAAGCTAAAGTCATGTGGCCAGGCTGTGTATGTAGAGGCGACGAAACACCGAGCTAAGAGCGTTGCTAACATGGACCAACGTCCCCCCCTTTTTAAGGTAAATCTCGACAAGGCCGTCGATACTATCGACAGCCGGTTCCATGTGGTCGTAGTAAGAGGTCGCACTTTTGTTAAGATATGGGCCCGGAATATGCCCGAGGGCCGCATTTTCCGTTTATGGTTACCTCTCGAGGGCCGGTTTATCCTCATGGACGACGAGGGCGAGTTTTGGGTCTATCATGTACTCTTGAAAAATAGGCCTCTCTCGCCCAGGCACCTTTTAGCTTTTCCATGCCAGGCCTATTGCAGCCGAGAAATTCGCAGAGTACATATAACCTGTGCAGCGTCCAGGACCCGGAAAATCCTCTCCGGAAAGGCCCAAAACCCGGTTATGGTTAAGCTATATGTCGAGCCGGTTTATTCAGATATCCGGCTGCGTGGGATTCGAGCCCACATACAAAAATTTTTGCATAGCTTAATCGAGGTCCTTAATAGTGCCTGAGCTCAGAGTCAAGGCCTCGAAAATCTGTCATTTTCCTATGTGTCCGAAACGCTGCAAAATCGAGGTCCTTAAGCTGCAGCGGCATATGCCGCCCTCCGGCCGGGCCCAGGTCCAGGGCTCTAAAATGCACCGGCGCTATAGTTTACCTTACAAAAGCTGGGACCGGCGTCTCCTGCGATATCAACTTAAAAAAAAATATGGCCCGGTTTTCGAGCGCCGCCTGCAGGTCGACCAGGTCGAGCTCGTCGTCCGAGGCGCCTACGACGACTTAAGGGTCCTGCAGGACCGGCGCCGTAATAGTCGTAGTAAAAAGGCTGTCTCGCTCATTGAGGTAAAAACGACGTCTAAAAAATTTATGTGGAGACCCGAAATTTTGGCCGCTGTTTTCCAACTGCAGATTTACCTCTGGCTTATGAAAAACGCAATAGAGGCCTTGGGTTACCCCGTACATTCTAGGCACTACCTCGAAGTTTTCAGCCAAAAAACCGGGCGGCTCATTAGGCGCCTCGTAGTATATGAGGACCCAAATATCGAAAAGCGCTTAATGTACGTAGTAAGAGCTTTTCAAGGCCTCGAGAAGGTTCAAATTCCTCCTCGCTATGTATGTAAGATTTGCCCGAAAAACGTCAAAAAAGAGTGTGATTGGTTTAATGGATATCGTTAAGTATTTCGAGGAAATCACCAGGTTCCGGCCTATCCCGGAACAAAAAATATTATTGAACGCCCTAGCTGATATCACGATTAAAAACCTCTGCGTAAGCGCCGGCCGGGGCTTTTCTAAAACTCTCTGCAGCGGCCTAGCGACGTTATGGTTCGCTGATATCTACACCGAGACCATAGGTCGCCCTCTCGAGATTTTGCTCATAAGCAGCCAGAAAAGAATGTACAAACACCTTAACGACTTTTTCCGCTATAACCGGCCCAGGTTTGAGGACCGCATAGTCAAAAGAGGCGTTTATACTGAGGTCCCTATCGAAGGTTTCGAGCTCACCAATGGGACCGCCGTCGAGACAGCTATGCCGACCTCGAAGAGTATAAGGTCCCACCGGGCGGATATCGCTTTTATTGACGAGGCCGCCGAGGTCCCGACTGAAATAATAAAAACCGCTATGGGCTGTTTAACCGGCGATATCTGCAAGCTCGTCCTAGACAGTACACCGCACAAACACGGTTATTTCACGGACCGAGCCAGCGAGCCCAAAAAATACGGCTATACCCTTATGATGTTCAACTCAGAAAAATGTCCCTGGCAAAAACAGGCCGTCGCAAGAATGAAAAGAGAGCTCTCGCCTGCAGAATACGCCGCCGAGGTCCTGGGCCGGCCGCCGACAAAAGCAGAGCGCGCTTACTTTCCTTCGAAGCATATCGATAAATGCGTCTTGCCTTTTGTCACTCGAGAGAACGCGCCTCAGAGCCGGGTCGAGGCCGGGCTCGATTTTGGTTTCGACCCCTGCAGGACGGTCCTAGCTATAACCGAGAAAGTCTTTAGTCGCCGAAAATTGCTTTTTACTAAGGCCTGGCGCCGAAAACCTATCGAGGATATCGCCGAGGAAATAGCCGGCCATATTGACGCCCTGGGCTGCAGCCTCGTTAAGGCCGACGCGAAACCTGCAGAGTACAAAGGCCATGTTGAAAAGCACACTAAGACGCCGGTTTTCTACATAGAGGCGCCCATGCACAAAGACGCCATGCTCTCGCAGCTACAGCGTAAGGTCCGGCAACACCAACTAGAGATAGGCCAGGACCAAAAAGGCGTTATTATCCAGATGAGGAAATACCGAAAAGGAAAGCGCACCGGAGACGATTTTATCGACGCCCTGGCGCTAAGTTGCTATGAGCCAGCCGAGCCCTTAAGGTCGAAACCGCCGGCCTCGATACATATAATTAAGAAAAAACGGCGAGCGACGGCTGATAGATGAAAACAAGGCTTAAAATGGGTTGTTTTGGCTTAAACTTCTTGCATTTGACGCAGGTAAGCGAAACGCGAACCGTATTAGTCCAATGGTCTTTTCTAAGCCATAAATCGCAGAGATACCGCGTTTTCCCCTTCATTTTCTCGCCGTAATCAATCGTCTTACTGATAAAGCGGCATTGTTTAGCCTCGTCGACTGTTCTCAGAATAGGGCGCATTAAATTTTCACTCTCAATTTTAAAGGCGACATTACAAAAATAACATTTCCATCTCGGATATTTTCCGCGCTTGTCACTAGAGTAACGAGGACCATACGTTTTCGACCTGGGATTTTTTCAACTTTAAAATCCTGGACGACGGAACCAATAAGAGCCCAACGAAGAGTCTCGTCGAGTTGAGCCGCTTTTTTCTCTGCGATGTACTTAACTATGTTCTCAATTTCCAACAAGGCCACTCTCCCAGGCAAAGCGATAAAGAACAGCCCAACAAGCATAAGCCCTAATAGAAACGTCGCTTTCCGTTTTCCGCCTCAAAAACAGCCGCTTTAACCAATTTAGCATTTTTTCACCTCCAAAAAACCGATTAGGCCGACGCCGGCCATGATACACAAAAACAAGACGCCCAGGGCCGCCTTATAGCCGATATCATTAACCGAATGAATCAGC